GGACCAACCCAGTTTGAAGGGGTCGACCAGCCCGTAGTCGGGGGGTTCGCCTTCGGTGACCTCCCAGGTGTAGGGGCCGGCGGTCACGGTGACCCGCCAGGTCATCCGCGCCACCCCCGTACGGGGGCGCCGGCGGAGCGGGTGCGGCCGTTGATCAGGCCGCGGCGTACCAGGATCTTTTGGATCTGCCCTCCGACGGTGTAGGGGTCGGTGGCGCCGGTGATGTGGAAGTTGATCACGGTGCCACCGGTGCCGGCGAAGGCCGCCGGGGCACCCAGGCCACGCGCCGAGGCCCCACTACTGGAGGGGGCGGAGCGTAGCGGGTTGGAGACGTTGCCGATGTTGGGGCCGGGGAGTTTGTTGAAGGTGTCGATCACGGTGTTGACCGCGGCAATGACCCCGTCCAACACTTTGGCGACCAGGCCGGTCAGGCCGTTGATCGCGTCCATGATCGGCCCGTTGCGGCCGAACAGGTCCTGAACGAATTCCTTGACCGCGGTGAAGGGTGCCTCCAGGACGTCCTTGACGCCGGCCCAGGCCTTCTTGACCAGGCCGACGGCGGCGTCGACGGTGCGGGGGATCAGGCCACCCTTGCCGAACAGGTCGGCGACCACTTTTTTGACGGCGTCGAAGGGCCCGGTCAGGTAGCCGGACACCTTGGCCCAGACGGTTTTCACGGTGGCGGCGGCCGTCGTGACACCGGTTTTGAGGGCCGGCCAGATCCCTTTGACCAGTTTCCGGAACGTGTCGGACTTCTTCCAGAGGATCACGAACCCGGCGATCAGGAGCCCGACGCCGGCGACCACGAGTCCGATCGGGTTCGCGGACATGGCCGCATTGAGTAACCATTGGGCGGCGGCCCAGGCCTTCGAGGCGGCGGCCGCGGCCTTCGTGGCGACCGTTTGGGCGATCGTGGCCACTTTCGCCTTGACCATCTGGACGGCCTGGAGCTCCATGACCAGGTTGAGGCCTTCACCGACCCCGGCCATAAAGTCGGTGGCCATGGCCGCCGATTGGAGGCCGGCAGCGTACTTGTCGGCACCGACCAGCTCGAACCCCGACGCCAGGGCACCCAGGGAGCCGGTGGCCTGGGCGGCCTTGGAGTCCAGGTTGTCCGCGGAGTCCGCAATGGACGACATCCGGTCGACCGCACCGTCGGCCTTGGCCGCGGAGGCCTTGACGGCGTCGCCCATCTCCTCCGCGGATCGGGCGATCTTGTCGAACCCGGCCGCGGCGTCCGAGGCGTCCAGGGACACCTGGGCGATCAGATCAATCGGGGTACTCATCGTCGGTGCCTCCTTCGGCTTCCAGTAGGGCTACGGCGGTGGCGATCAGTCGGTCGTCGGCGGTGAGCCACTGGTCGATGGGGGGCCAATGTCGGGCGAGGGCGAGGGCGAGGGCGTGCCTTCCCCCGGCCGGGTAGGGTCCACCGGCGGCGCCTCGGTGTCTTTGACCTTGTCGATGGAGATGACCCGGGCCTTACAGAGCGGGTATTCGGGAACGTCGATCCCGGTGCGGCGCATCGCAGCCCAACACCACAACGTGGTCCAGGCCATGGGTGCCGAATTCAGTTCCCCGAGGCCGTACCTGGGGCCGGCCTGTTCGGCGACCAGTTGGTCGGCGTGCAGGATCGGCACCCGGTGCACGTCGTAACCGTCGCCTTCCCCGGCCTCGTAGGCCTTGGTCAGGTCCAGGCCGTCACGGGCCAGGGCCACGTCGAACACAGGTATCTCCAGCGGCATAAGAATCTCCTTAGGCGCGGACGGTGGCCATAGCGTCGACCACCGCGGCGGTGTAGGTCTCGGCCACCTGGTTGCGGGCCTGGTCGAGGGCGTCGGTCAGGAACGGGCGGGCACGCATCCGGCGGGTACCGGCGTTGACCGGGAGCGCATAGTCCACGGTGAACACGATCCGGCCGGCCTCGTCGTCGGCGTCGGTGTGCACCGACCCCGCCAGGGCACCGGTCCGTCGTGGGGCGTTGGCGGCGGCCTGCCGGGCGATCTGTTCGGCCGCGGCCGCGTTGGCGGTGCGGGGGTGGCGCAACTGGTCGGCCGCGCCACGCATCGTGGAGGCGAAACGGTTGGTGTCAACACTGCCGGGCAACTCAGGCCGCCGACTTCTTCGCGGCCACGACGACGGCGGCGCCGGGGGTGAACACGGGCTTTCCGATGCACACCCATTCGAAGTCGGAGGACGGCCGGGTGGGGACCTCCCCGCCGATGATCAACGGGATCACCCGGACCACGCCGGTGACCTTGGCCAGTTCGGTGTCGACGGGGGTGAACGTGAAGGGGACCTCTTCCCCGGCGTGTAGCCAGGTGTAGTCGACCACACCGCCGGCGGAGAGGTCCTGGAGGAGGTTCCCGGACGCGGTGAAGGTGTAGGTCACGGTGTCGGAGGCCGGCAACGTGTCACCGCAGAGCACGAACACGGCGTCCTCGGTCTCGACCTCCTCGGCCGGGTTCACGGAGAAGGACGTCACCTGACAGGACACATCCAGGGGCACGGTGCCCAGGGTCAGGGTGCCCTTGTTGAGCTTGTAGGACTTGATCGGCATGGTGTTCTCCTTCAGGTGGCGGGTGTGTCGGGTGTGATCTGGGCGTCGATGTCGTAGAACCGGCCCGGGTACAGGGTCGGGTCGTCGGGGAGGAGCACGTCGCCACGTTCGGTGACGACTTGGCCGGGAATGTTGGGGGGGAGCAGGTCCACGCAGGCGTCCTCCAGGCGGTCCAGTTCGCCCATGGCGTCGTCGGCACCGACGTCGGGGGCGATCATCAACAACCGCACCCGCAGGGTCGCGGAATCGCCCAGGATGTCGTAGGCGACCTGGACCCGTTGAACCCACACACCGGGAAGGTCCTCGTCCCTAGGGTCGGTGAACGCAGGGACCCCACCGGCGACCAGTGCGTCGGCGAGTTGGTGCAGGGCCCCGGCCGTGTCGAGCACTTATCCGACCGCGGGCACGTTGAAGGGACCGGTCCGGAGGGCACGGTTGACGTCGTCGTCGTCCTGGGCGGTGAAGTTGGCGCCCTGCCCGGCATACTGCTCGGTCCCTTTCGGGGAGGACCGGCGGCGGTACAGGCGGGCGGCGTACATGACCGCACCCTGGTAGACCTCGGCGTCGGGGGCATAGGTCGGTGCCGGCGGCGGCTCCGGCGGGACCGGGGTGGTGTAGGTCCACTGGTCGGGTCGGCACCGTTGAACGTAGAGCTCGGTTTGGGCGCACACCCTGCCCAGGGCGTCGACGTCGACGTCGGTCAGGGGGGTGCGTTTCCGCATCCACCCGACGACGTCGTCGGGGAGTAGCCAGACCGGGGTGAACTCCACAGGGTGTTCTACTTCTTGGTCGTGACGACGGCGAGAGCGTCGGCAACCGGTGGCGCGACGCCGGTCAGCTTGCGGACACCGGCGGGGAAGTAGATCTCTGCGTCCTCATACATTCCCCAGGTGGCCACGTCGCGACCAAGCTTGACGACGTTCTCGGAGTCGGCCACCATGGCGCCGGTCTCGGCGAACTTCGCGGCCTGGTCGTTGGTGACGACCATGGACCCGTTGGCCAGGAACGGCCACCGTTCGACCTCCAGGCCGTTGATGTTGATCCGGAGGTTGGCGGCGGACGACACACCGGCCACGTTCGATGTTCCGTAGGCGGGGTTCCGGAAGTTCGGCAACTTACCCAGGGCTAACCAAAGGTCCTTTGCGACCCCGACCGCGTTGGCGGGCGAGCCCGTGGCGTCCTCCACTTCGGCGGACATGGTGAACAGGGCGGCGGCGAAGGTGTCCCCGGTGGTGGGGAGAGCGCTGGCGGAGGCGGTGCCGCCGGCGAACAACGCCAGTTCGAACACCTTTTCGGTGTACCGGGCCCAAGCCGCACGACAGATCGCCAGGTAGGCGGTCAGGTACGACGGGCTGGAACGCATGAGTAGCTGGTAGGAGATGTCGGTGACCACGCCGGCGGTCTTGATCGGGGCAGTTGCTTTCAGGATGCTGATCTTGGGGCCGGCCAGGTCGGTCTTCTCCGCCGCCTGTACCCCGATGATGGCGTCGAGGTTCCCGGCGTAGTAGGGCCAGTTGGAATCCATGCCGGCCGGTGGGAGACCAATGGAACCCACTGCCCGGATCGCGGGGCGGCGGGCGTCGAGGTTGGCCTTTATGTCGGTGCGCCACCCCGGTGGGATGACCCCGGGGTTGTCGGTGGTGATCTGGTCGGCCACGGCGAACGCGGCGACCAGGGACCGCTGCCGGTCAATGTCGTCCTCGGAGACCGCGGCCAGGAACGCCGCATGGTAGGCGTCGGCGGTGGCGAACTCGGCCAACGGGTGCCGGGCGGGGGCGTCCGCGGCGAGCATGGTGGACACTTCGGCGGCCAGTTCGGCGATCGTGGGCAGTTCGACCACTCTGGGCTCGGTGGTGGTGGCGGTCATGGTTGGGGTTTCCTCTCGGTGTGCGGTTGCGGCGACGGTGAGACCCGCCGACTCTGTGAAGGCGGGGCCGCGGACGATCCCCAGGTGTAGGACGGTGTAGTCGCCGTCGGCGACCACGCGGACCCCGTCGGGGTCCTCGGTGAACTTCTCGACCTCGGCGGCGATGGAGAACCCGGTGAGGACCTTCTCTTGTGCCTCGACGAGGACGTCGTTGCCGGCGGTGGTGGAGAAGATTCGGGCCTGCCCGGGCATCCCGGTCTGGTCGGGTTCCCAGGGTGCCGCCAACCGGCCGACGACGTGGTCGGGGTCGTGGCCGCGGACGACGTCGACGAGTTCGTCGAGGTTGCTGGGGGGGCCGTCGAATTGGTAATGGCGGCGTGTTGCGGCGTCCGGGTGTGCGGAGGGGACACCGAAGGGGACCGCGAGACCGGTGATGGTGCGGGGGGTGGGTTCGGTGCCGGCCGCCAACCCGATGGTCAGGTGGGCGCCGAACGTGACGGATACGGCGGTCATACGGTGGCCTCCTGGTCGACGGGGGCCGGCACCGGTGCGGGGGGGTCAGCCGGTGCCGGTGCTTGTTCGGTGACGGCGAGGGGTTCGGCGGCGCGGACCTCCTCCAGGGTGAGGACCTGGGCGCGTAGGGCGGTCTCCCAGGTGGACATGCGGGTGGCTGGTGCTTCGCGGAGGTAGTCCTCGGTGTCGACGACACAGTTGATCCCATAGGGCAGGACCAGGCCGGTGGGCCGGGAGGATCTGTCGTCGAGGGACAAGGTTTGCTCCAGGACGGTGATCCAGGGGCGGATCGCTTCGAGGATGTCTCGGCGGGACTCCACAACGTTGGCGTAGGTCATGGAATCACCCGATGTGGCGTCCACGGCGCGGGCGGGTAACCCGAAGAGACGGGCGACCTCCAGGGCGGCGTACTCGCGGCCCTCGGTGAGTTGCAGCTGGGAGGCGTCCCACCCGAAGGTCTGGTAGTCGACGACGTCGTTGAGGTATCCGATAGACCGGGTTTCGCGGGCGAGTTCCCACTCGTCGAGCAACGCCAGGATCTCGGGGTCGGTCAGATCCCCGCCGGAGTTCTTCAGGACCGCCTGGGGGTGTGGGGCGCGGGCATACCGGCCGGCGGCGGCCTGGAGGTCGAGGTACAGGTCCAGGAGGGCGGTCCCGAATCGGCGTAGACCGCCCAGGCCTCCGCCGTCGAAGATGACCAGGTCGCGGCGTTTGACCTCGGTGCCGTTGATGATCCAGGTGGTGACCTGTTCGGGGTCGAGTGGGTCGGAGACAGTGTCGACCTGGTCGGAGGGGACCCGACGGAATTTCACCGGCATGAGGGCGGCGTTGCGGTCCAGGATGCGCCACACGGACCGGTCCAACCAGATCAGGTCGTCGATGGTCCCGAAGAGCAACCGTTGCAGGGTCCGTTCGGGGTCGGGTTGGCGCATCCACGCACACCGCGGGTCGGCCGGGTCTAACCGTTCACTCTTGCTGGCCCAGGCGGTCAGGGCGAAGGTGGAGATGGTGCCGGCGATTACGTGTTCGGCTTTGCGGACCGCCGGAATGGAACGGGCGATGAACCGGTGTGCGGCCCGGGGGTCCTCAAGGTCGATTCGGCCGGCGACACCGACGGTTCGGGCGCCGGTGAGGGCGACGGGGGCGGCCGCGAAGGCGGGGGTGCGGCCGTAGACCTTGTCGCGTAACTGTTCGAAGATCATGGGCGCGGGGTGCTCTCGCGATCGCGTTGTCTGGCTTTGGCGATCGCGTGGGCGGCCTCAATGTTGTGCACGGTCTCGGTGTGTTTGCGTAGGGCGGCACGGGCACCGGTCTTGTCGACATAAGGGCCGGAGCGCCACACACAGTGGGGGCGGTGGCACACGGCCAGGGCGTCGGTGTGTGAGGCGTCAACCCGCATGTTTCTGAGTATGTCGAGGGGGTAGGACATTCACCGGGGGGCACCGCCCATCGTGGCAACGGGGCGGCGGCGGTCGGGGGCGTGGAGGGCACCCCAACGGGCGTAGCTTGCGGCGATCAGGGGGGCCGGGTTGGAGGCGGCGTCGCGGCGTGCCCACATGAATCCGCCGCTGTCGGCGATCAGGCGTTTCGCGGCACCCTCGACGGATTCGGTCAGGACGGGGGAGGGGCGCACCCGGAGGGTGCGGGCCTCGATCGCGTCGGCGATCGAGGCGGCGGCGTTGCCGGCGTCGCCGGCCGTCAAGATCAGCAGTTCGGCGCCGGCCTGTTCGAGGGCGTCGACGGTGGGGCCGGCGGCACCGTAACGGGCGCACGCGATGGGATGTTTGTGGGTTGTCTGGAGTTCCAGGAGCCGGCCGATCAGCCAGTCGGTGCCGTCGTGGTGGTCGACCAGCTCCACGACGCCGGCGTCGGCGACAGCGATCGCGGCGGACCCGCGGCCGGGGTCGACGTCGAACCCCAGGGCGGCGGCACCGGTGACGGCGGCCGCGGGGTCCTGCACGGCCGCCCAGTCGGTCGGGTCGATGGACCGGTCGGAGGTCCTGGACCACACGTTGAAGAATTCGCGTCCGAACCCGGCGAACCCCATGACGGCGCGCATTGAGCGGAGGTAGTCGGTGTCGGTGAGGCCGGCGGTCAGGCCGGGGTGACGGTTGCCCCACATGGTTTCGTCGTCGATGTCCTCCCCGTCGAGGGCGCCGTATTCGATGACACAGGACCCGGGGGTGCGGGCGCGGGCCCGTTGCAGGTAACGCAGTAGGTAATCGGAGGCGTCGGTGCCGGCGGTGCCGATCAGGATGAGTTGCCGGCGCGGCCGGGTGGAGAAGGTCGGCAGGATCGTGAGGTCGAGTTGTTGTCCCAGGACCACGCCGTGTTCCTGGGCCTCGTCGACCAGGACCAGGTCGAGGGCGTTGGAGCGTAGGGCACCGGCTTTGGGTGGGAACGCTTTGAGGTAGGACCGGCCCGGCAGGGTGACCCGTTCGGTGCCGGCCGATCGGCGCATCCGTGCCCGCGAGGCCAGGGGACCGTCGGCAAGTTCGCCCATCCGTTCGACCATCCGCTCGGTGGTGACGTGTCCGGTCTGGGCGGCGTAGGCGGCCCTAAAGTCGGGGTACATCAGGCCACGGCCTAAAGCGAGGTCGAGGATGAACGTTGTTTTGCCGGTCTGCCGGGGGAACAGGACCACACCGATCGGGTAGGCGTAACCGCCGGTGGGGAGGAGTTCGCCCAGGACGTCGGCCGCGAGACGTTGGTGGGGTTTCCAGGGGCGGCCGTGGAGGTCGGCCACGAACGCGCCGGCGTGCCCGTCAGTTGGGCGCGACAGGTTCCGGGGTGTCGCCAGTCTCGGGGACACGGTCGCGGGCGGTGAAGTCAGCAAGGGCACGGGTCAACGGGTCCTCTGCGTGGTCGAGGGCGGCGAACGTGTGTTCGTACATCTCCCGGAATTCTCGCACCAGACCACCGAGGGGGACCCGGTCGTAGGGTTTGGCGTACGGCGAGCGGAGTTGCCGCTCGAGCTGGTCGATCTGGTCGGCCAGGGACCTCAGTGCGGCAACACCCGCTGAGGACAGGTCCCCGCCGGCTTTCTTGACGTCGGCGTCGAGCCCCTTGCGGACACGGCCGGGAGAGTGCCGGTGTTCTGGTGCGAACAACGGCGCATCGTCACTCATTCGATTGTGTCGAACGTATGTTCGATCTTGTTTGGTTCGACCCGGCCTGACTTGGGGACACACACGC